GGCGGCGTGATCGCGCGCGATCCGGTGAGCGGCACGAAGACGAACTTCTCGGCGGGAACGAAGTCGATCGCGCTGGTCGCGGCGGCCGAGTGGCTGGCGAACCTCGAGATTGCGCGATCGAGCCCGGTCAACGTGAAGGCGTTCGGCGCCAAGGGCGACAGCGACTTCAACGCTTCGACCGGAACCGACGACACGGCGGCGATCCAGGCTGCGCTCGATCATGTCAACGCCAGGGGCGGGGGCACGGTCTACATCCCGGAAGGCTTCTACAAGGCCACCGGGCCGCTGACCGGGCACCCGAACGTCCGGCTGATGGGCGCGGGCTTCGCGGCATCCTACATCGTTTCGACGCACGCCGGCGGCGGCGGAGCGAATGCGGGCGAGTCGCTCGCCAATGGCTCGGGCATCCGAACGGCGTCTCCGATCAACGGCTCGACGCCCATTTATTTCGAGCTTCGCGATCTCACGATCAGGAACGCCAATCCGGCGAACGTCGGCGCCGCTTATTACGACACCGGCGGCACCGAAATCTCGGCGCAGAAAGTCGGCTTCAGCGGCTTCAAGTACGGCGTGGTGCTCGACCAGTCCGAGTGCGTGGACATCGACCATTGCGAGTTCAGCGGGCAGAATGCCGGAGGCGCCGGCGTGTGGCTTGTCAACGGCGGCGACCTGACGCCCGGCGCGGCTTCCGGCTACACGAACCGCATCTCCGTCGGCCACTGCCAGATCAACGAGGGTGTGACGACGTTCGGCATCCGCGACGACGGCGGCGTCACGCACGCGTTCGAGCAGAACAATTACAACAGCTGCCTCAACCACATCCGGGCCGCAGGCGTCCTCTCGCTCAACATCATCGGCGGGGAGTTCGAGGGGGCGGCGAGCCACAATATCGTGCTCGACAGCGTAACGCCCGGCGGCGCTTCGGTCGGTGCCTGCTACGCGTCTGTCCACGGCGGCTCCTATACCGCGACAGCGGGCAACTCGGCGATCCACGGCCAGAACTCCCCAGGCCAGCTATCAGTCGACGGCACCGCCGTATTTTCGGGCGGGGGCGGAACGTCGTCGATCACTGGCTGCAGCCACTTCGACACGATGTGGCTGCTGAACTACGGCAACAACACGGGTAACTCCGCCATTCGCGACGGCGAAGCGAAATTCATCACGTTCGACTTCGCGACGGCGTCGGCCGAGCTGTCGATCCCCGGCATTTTCCAGCTGAACAGCGCGGGGCTGATGATCGGGGTCAACCAGGTCGTCGGTCCGCGGCAAGCGGCGATCGCCGGCCCGAGCGGCGGAACGACGATCGACACGCAGGCTCGGACGGCGATCACCAGCATCATCGCGGCGCTCCACGCGCACGGGCTGATCGGGTGAGCGTCGGCGCACTGGCGATCGGCGAGCTGCCGGTCGCCGCCGACAGGCCTGGCGCGGCCGCGCCGGCGGACCGGAGCGCGTCTGCAGCGCCGCCGTATCGGCGCGGAAGCGGACGCAAGAAGTCGAACGCTAGGATGGCTCACGAGCAAGGGGGAGGAATGCGATGATCGTCTTCCCCGCCAAGGACGCGAGCGAGACCGGGATCTTCACGGTCGACTTCACGCCGGTGCTCGCCGCCGGCGAGAGCATCGCGAGCGTGGCCGTCGTCGCCACCGGCGTCACGGTCGACGATTATGACGTTGCCGGCGCGCTCGTCGACCTGACGGTTTCGGGCGGCACCGAGGGCACGGTCGCCAAGATCACCATCTCGGCGACCAGCGACAGCATTCCCGCCCAGACCTACGCCGCCGTCGCGGTGCTGGAAATCGGCGGCGAGGCGGTGACCCTGGCCTATGCCAAGGCGCAGCAAAAGATCGACACGAGCGACGAGGACGAGGTGCTGGCGGGCTTCCTCCGCGCGGCGATCCGGTACGTCGAGAAAGTGACCGGCAAGAAGCTCACCCCCAAGATCGTCAAGCAGACGCTTGACGGCTTTCCCGGCGGGCGCTGCTACGCGGCGTCGCCGCGGCCGATCCGGCTGCTCGCCGGGCCGGCGAGCGAGATCCTGTCGATCGACTATGACGACCCCGCCGGCGTCGAGCAGACGCTGACCAGCTTCCGCCTGGTCGAGGGCGGGGACGCCGATAACGGCCAACTGCTGCCCGCCTATGGCGAGAGCTGGCCGGCGACGGCGAGCGGCCCTGCGACGGTGCGGCTGACCTCGATCGCCGGCTACGATCCGACCGAGCTTCCACCCGAGCTCGTCCAGGCGGCGGTGCTGCTGTTCGGGCACTTCAACGCGAACCGCGAGGCGGTGCTCGCCGATATGCGCGCCGCCGCGGTCGAGCTGCCGCTCGGCGTCGCGATGCTGATCGCCAATTATTGCACGCCCGGAATTGCGTGAAGTTTCGACCCATCATCCCTGAAGGAGCATTGACATGGCGGACCTCGTGATCACGGCGGCCAACGTCGCCGCCGGAACTGGAGCGCGGACGACGACCGGCACCGCCGGCGCGACGATCACCGCGGGGCAGGTGGTCTATCAGGACCCTGCCGACAACAAGTACAAGCCTTCGGATTGCAACGGCGCGTCCGCGGCGATCCGCTCGGTCGCGGGCATCGCGCTGAACGGCGCCTCCGCCGGTCAGCCGCTGACGATCCTGCTGTCGGGACCGCTGACGCCAGGCGCGACGCTGACGCCCGGCGTCGCTTATTATTTGTCGGCGAACCCCGGCGGCATCTGCCCCGTCGCCGACCTGATCGCCGGCTGCTACCCGACGATCCTCGGCATCGCGACGTCGGCCACCGCGCTCGACGTCCTGGTCCACCCGGCAGGCGTGTCGCTGTGAGCCCCGAGGATGCAGCGGCGCTCGAAGCCGCGCAGGCGGCGTCGCGCGAGCAGGCCGACTACGTGGTCACCGAGCGGGGCCTGGTGCACAACGGCCGCACGCTTCGCCGAGGCGCGCGGGTCACCCTGCACGCTGCCGACGCGGAGATCCTCATCGCGCGCGGCCGCGTGAAGCCGGCCAAGGGCAAGGGCAAGCCGGAGTCGGACGGCGACGGCCAGCTTCCCGCCGGCGAATGAACGCGGGCAAGCTCGACCGGCGCGTCACCATCCTCGTGCGCAGCGATGTGCAGGAGGAGGTCTACGGCACGAAGCAGGCAAGCTGGAACGAGCTCGCGACCGTATCGGCGGAGGTCCAGGACGCGCTTCCGAGCCGCGCCGATCGGCTTGCGGCCGAAATGACCGTGACCAAGCGCCCGGCGCGGGTGCGGATGCGCTGGCGCGACGATGTCAGCCAGGCGAACCGGGTGCGGATCGACGGGGTCGAGATGCGGATCGTGGCGGGGCCGGCGATGCTCGGCCGGCGCGTTGGGCTGGAGATCATGGTCGAGGCCCTGTCCACCGAGGGCCAGCAGCCGTGATTAGCTATTCGATCAAGGGCGGCAAGGAGCTGGACGCTCTGTTGCAGCAGCTGCCGCTTGAGGTCGAGACGAAGATCCTCCGCAACGGGCTCGGCGCGGGGGCGAACGTGATCCGCGACGAAGCGCGGCTGCTGGCGGCGAAGAAGAGCGGCGCGATGGCGGCCGCGATCAAGTCGGTCCGCGGGACGCGAAAGAGTACGGGGCAAGTCGTCGCCAAGGTCAGGCTTCGGGGCAAGCACCGCTTCCTCGGCATCTTCATGGAATATGGCGTGCTGCCCCATCAGATCTGGGTGCATGCCGGGAAGGACAGCCTGGTGATCAACGGCGTGCCGGTCGGCAAGCGCGTGTGGCATCCCGGCCTGGCGCCGCGCCCGTTCTTCCGCCCGGCGATCGACACGAAGGCCGAAGCCGCGGTGCAGGCGGTCGGCGACTATCTGACGCGCTATCTGAGCTGGGGCACGATCCGGGCGCCCACGGTCGAAGTCGACCTCGAGGAGGCGGCGTAAATGGACGGTGTTGCGATCATCCGCGCGCTGCTGCAGGCGGACGAGCAGCTGACGGCGCTGGTGCCGGCAGACAGGATCGAGGCTGCAACGCTCGGGACCGGGACGGCGCTCGACGCGATCGGGCTCGGCACGGTGTCCTCGGTCGACCGGAATCGGTTCGCACCCTCACCCACGGCAAAGCGGCACGTCACCGAAAGGGTCGAGGTCACCGTGATGGCCGCGACCTATCCGCGCAAGAAAGCGATCCTCAAGGCCGTAAAGGCGGCTGCCGCCGACTTCACCGGCGACATTGCCGGCGCGACCGAAGTCAGCGTGCTTACGCTCGGCGGCGGCCCTGACGTGACGGACGAGCAGGCGTCGATCCACATCGGCAGCCACGATTTCATGGTGAGCTTCAACGAAGCGCGCTGAACAAGAATTCGCCGAGCGATCGGCGATGCCCCGCCCGCAGGTCATGCGGGCAAACCTGACCAAGGAGTAACGAAATGACCGCACGTACTTCGGCGGGGTCCACGATCGCGATCTGCGCCGCCCAGCCCGCAACCTACAATTCCGCCGGCTACGGCGCTTTGTCGTTCACCGCGATCGGCGAGGTCACCGACCTCGGCGAGTTCGGCCGCGACTATGCGCTGGTGACGCACAACCCGCTCGGTTCGCGCGGGACGGTCAAGAAGAAGGGCAGCTTCAACGAGGGGTCGATCGACCTCAAGGCGGCGCTCGACACCGACGACGCGGGCCAGATCATCTGCAAGGCCGCCGCCCAGTCCGACAGCGACTATTCGTTCAAGATCGTCACGCAGAACGGCGACATCTATTACTTCCAGGCGCAGGTGATGAGCTTCAAGACCAGCGTCGGAAGCGTCGACAACGTCACCCAGGCCGCGATCAAGCTCGAGCTGACGACCAACTCCGCCGGCGTCGGCGTCGTCGAGGTCGACGCGCCGTAAGTCGGTAACCAATTCGCGCCGTGACGCGATTTCGGCCGCTCTCCTTCGCGGGAGCGGCCTTTCTTATGAGCCGGTCCGCCGTTGGATCACGGGCCCGCGGCGGATCGGCTCACCCGAGAGGGCACCCCGCAAAGTACTACTTTGCGGGGACCCCGAACCCGTGAGGAAACTATGTTCGACATCACCAAGACGGCGGTCGCCGAGACCGCAACGCTCGAGCTCACCGACGCCAACGAAGCGCCGCTGCTGGGCGAGGACAAGAAGCAGCTCTCGATCACGCTCTACGGTCCCGGATCGGAGCCGTTCGCCAAGGCCGAGGGAAAGCGGCAAAACCGCCTCGTCGAGCGCTTGAAGCGCAAGGGCAAGACCGAGCTTTCAGCCGAGGAGCAGCGCTCCGAGCAGGCGGACTTCCTCGCCGCGATCACCGTCAGCTTCAACGGCTTTTCCTATCCGCCAGCGGGCGAAGCGACCGGCAAGGCGCTGTACCGCGCGCTTTACATGGACCGCTCGGTCGGTTTCATCACCGACCAGGTCCAGCGGTTCGTGGGAGACTGGGGAAATTTTACCGGGACCTCGGCGACGAACTCAAGCTCGTCGTCCGAGGCCTCGCCTGGCTAGGCGCGGTTCCCGCCGCGGACAACAAGGACCTCTCCAAACGCGACGAGAACCGGCTGACGCGGCGTGAGCAGATGGAAGCGGCGGGCATCGAACCGCCGGCAATCGAATGCCCGGCGCCCTTCCTGATCGAGCGCCTGCTCGAGATCGGCCCGGCGCTTTCGGGCGGCTTCGGCCTAGTGCCGCTGTCGTGGCGAGACCTCGAGGCCTGGCAATATTGCTCGGCCCAAAGGCTGCCGCCGTGGCAGTCGCGAATGATCGTGGAGCTCAGCCGCGAGTTTTGCGCCTTCATGCGCAAGGCGGAGAAGCCGGACTGCCCCTCGCCGTGGGAGGCGGAGCCGATGTCGGAGGAACGCCGCGCGGCAGTCGCGCGGCAGCTCCGGGTCGGGTTCAAGGCGCTGATCATGGCCGGCCCCGCGAAGGGACCGAAGAAACGCTGACATTGAGCGGCCCGCTGGAGCGATCCGGCGGGCCGTCCTTCTTTACGAAAGGTCACCCGCACGATGGGCGTATCGGCATCCGGAGCGACGCTGGAAATCCAGCTGGTCGCCGATGTCGCGCGCCTGAAGCGCGACATGGCCGACATGCGCCAGGCGATCGGCCAGGCGACGGGCGGCGCAGCGAGCTCGTTCGACCAGCTCGGCAAGGGATCGGTCGCCGCCGCCGCTGCTGCGGCCGCTTCGGCCCAGAAGATGGCGCGGTCTGCGATGACCGGCGCCGGCGGCATCCGCTCGATGGGGAGCGCGGCGACCAATTCGAACATCGCCATGATGGAGATGTTCCACATCACCCGGAACGTCGGCGCGCAGCTCGCCGCCGGTGCGAACCCGGTGCGGGCGTTCGCGATGGAGATCGGCCGCTTCTCGACCGCGATCCAATATTCGAACGGCGGGCTCAAGGGCCTGGTCGCGCAGTTCCTGACACTCACCGGCATCATCAAGGTCACGCGCGACACGGAGCTCGAGGCG